GAAGATTGTCTATAAGAGTCCTTTCTATAATATTAATATGGTCAGGGTCAGCCATATGCCCTCCTACGTGAATCTCTCTTACCCTTCACGCGCACGCAATTAAATACCATATAATCGGAGTTATATTCACGCAAAGAGTGAACATGCCACGCTATGGTCTTATTATAGTTAAGTCCCTTTATATAGATAGTTTGAGCAGCTGCTGCTCCTGATGTAGTTAAAGTAAAGGTTCTAAAAGTATCTTCAAAGTCAAAAGAAGCCCCTGCTACCACATCTACATTATATCTAACCCCTGTCTTATAAACGCTGGACCCGCTCACATTATCGGTTCGACTAGTAGGGCCTGTAGTTCCTTCTACGCCTAATTTCCATGGGACGTCCACTGTAAGCCATGAACCTGTGGGAATAGTAAGAGTAGTAGCTGGGGTATATGTTAAAGTATTAGCAGCTCCAGCTGTTCCATGATTTACGTTAAATTGTTTTAATAGTGGCTCGCTACCGCTCGCCTTGATTTGGAAAGTTAGCCTGTCAGCCTCAAGCGTATTAGTGCCTGTAAGGGTAAAGGTAAAACTTCCTGTTAAAGCTATGCCTGCATGAGTAGCCATTATCTTTTCTCCATCACTATCAAATGTCCAATCTGCGCCTGTCCATGCTGAACTTGTGGCATCTGTAGGAATTGTAAAGATATGTCTATCCACATCTATAAATCTATCCCATCCTTCTATCTCATTAAAGTCTGTATTATTATCTTGGTCAAAATTAGCGACTCCCTTAATAGTTTTAAGGTTCTCAGTATAAACCATTGCTGCCCCGATAATATTATGCCCAGCCCTTTCCAGTCTATAACTCTTTGTTAAAGCAGGCCTCATTAATGCAGGAAGGTCTGGTAATAAAATCTCTGGGGTAACTGCAACCCCAGTTTCCACTCCATAATCATCCTTTCCAAAAATAGGAGGCCTATGATATGTCATTTTCCTACTCTGGTCTGTTACGTGGCTCAGATTACGAATAACACGACCCATATTAAGATGACCGGGCTTTACGCCAGCACTATTATAGGTCATAAGCCATACCCCTTGGTCTGGGATACATCACAAGTGTTCCGTCGTCACCACGGACGTTTCTCTTCCACTTAACAGGTCCAATATTCGGAGATGCGTTGTAGGTAGTAGTCTTAATACTCAATCCTAGTTTCATCATTAGATACTGGTTAGCCATTTCTTCAAAATGGATATAATCCTTAGAATCATAATAAACTTGTAAATCCCCTACCGCTATTCTATCAATGCCCACACCATTCTGGGCAATAGAAGCTAAATAACATGTGTAATACATAACAGCGTTATCATAGGTATTGTTAGCATTTAAAACATAAGTTTCTCCTACATTTTCCTCAAACCATTCAGAAGAAATATCGGAAAGAGTATCTAAGGTCTCATTGTCAATTTCTTCAGGTTCTATCCCTGCTAATAGACGAACCCTTGTGCGAAATGTATTATTCCATGTTATATCATTAGCCATTTATATATACCTCATTGCTGCTATTATACTACCTACGATGGTAGCCATAATACCCAAACCCCAGCGGAGTTGGGTCTTCATATCATTCTCCCACATTTCATGGTGATGGAGGTGGTTTGTGAACATATTGTCAAAGTCCTCCATCTTATTGAAGACAGTTTTAACGCGCTCGTCCATGCGAATCAGGAGTTCATCGCGCTCTGGAGCCTTCATATTTAAAATATACCTCTAGTAGTATTTAAAGATTGCGTCATGTTACATACCCCATTTTAGCTCCAGCCCATGTAAATCCATCCTCCAAAACTGTAAATTTATATATAGAATAATTTTCGCTACCATTAGAGTTTAATGTAGTAGAAGTTAAAGTTCTATTAATATTCTCTAGAGGGTTCGTACCTTCCACTGATAAGTCAACTACTTTAGTACCCCCAGCGCCCGGAGCAAGCTCACATTCTGTAGTAATTATTACTTCTCGACCTGCGCTAGCAATTGGTAATTTAACATCCTGTGTGACACCGGGGTCATGTGTATTTATTATATGAAGGTGATAATCTGACGCTGACATCCTTTCAAGAACAGGAGTAGCAGGTGGGGAAACGGTTGTTATTGTGCGTGTCTGGTGTGTTATAGCTCCATCGCTTGTTAAATCCCCACTCCCTGTAATATTAGCAACATTTAAATCATTAGCTATCGTAACGTCGGTGCCATCAAATTGGAAATTTACTGAGCCAGATACTTTATTAGCATTAGCCCAATATGTCACATAATTAGTTATAGGTAGACCTGAGTGATAAGATGGATATCTATTATCTATATCTACAGTAAATCCCGCACTCCCCACTCCTGTAACCGTTATAATTCCATCGCCTGTATTAAAAGTAGCAGCATTACAATAATCAGTTCCCGCAGCGGCTTCCCATGCCATTCCTTCATTCGCTTCTTTCTTTACTGTTAAAACATAATTATCAGTCCCTTGAGGTAATTCACCAACACCTATATACCTATTAGCGGGCGCCCCGAGGTTGCCCGTGGAAACCATTAGAGAACCTGAGTTAGACCCAGTAAGCATAGAGGGGTCAAGCCAACTCGTTATAATGTTTGACCCATCAATCAACATCTTGTAGGTGGTGGGTTTACTAAGGGCTATTCCACCTGTTGAGGCAATTGTAACTGTTTTACCATCGGTAATAGGAACTCTAGACCCTGTATCAGTGACCCTGAATTTCCAAACATAAGAAATAGCGCTTGCAGTTTTGCTCTGCATGTTGGCGGCGCCTCCATAAAAGGCATTTACTAAAAATCTTCCAGCGTTGCTTATTAGCCCCATTCAACCTTCTCCGAACTAACACTAAGTGTGTAGGGGGAGATTGAGGGCTCTCCCCCGTGCCCTTTATCCTTCAGTTTATCTAACCAGTTGCGCCGTTAATACAGATTACTCCGACTTCGGGTCGGACAACCTTAAGGCCATACCTCATAGACATGTAGGAGCCAATAATCCCGAAACCGGGGTTTGCCTCTTCTACAGTCAGAGGACGCCTTTCAACGTACACTGCGGGTTTTGTGCTTAAATCGAAAATACCGAAACGCGTGGATGGAACCCAAGCATTCATTACGACTGTTAGGCCGTACAGTTTTCCGATAACTCCACCAGTCTCTGTGAGACCTGCTAATGAACTGTTCATGTTCAAAGCAGTGGTTGGAGTACCAGCTGCCGAAGAACTAACGCCGGGCGCTGCCGGGTAGTTGGCTCCGTAGCCAGTATAGAAAGCGGTCGTGAAGTCACCCAAGTCAAGTAATGCCTTGTAGTGTGCAGGTGAAATAAACAAGTGCGATGCATTATAACCATGCGTCGCAATCCTGTCGATACCATCGGTGATGTCTGACAAAGCAATTTGACCGGCGGTTCCGCCAGCTGCTCTCACATACGAATTACGAATCAGCCGTGTAGCGGATTCATCTCCATATGAGTTCAGCCTTGAACCTGTAGCGTCAATGCTACCAGTCAGTAAGCCTGCTCCAAAGAAACCGCTGTAGATGTTCGTGTTGAACGTCGTGATAGTTGATTCCGTGGTCGTTTCATCGATTGCTACCGTATCAAAGGTCGTATTAGCTGCGTTTGCTCCGAAGATAACCGTCATAACGTGAGACGTCATGTGCCTATCTACAGCGCGTCGTGACTCGTTAAGAGCCATCTCTACTTCATTAAACCTTGAATCTTCAATCATCCTGCGGGTTACACCTACTGCAATACCCCACTCCCTAACCGTAACTCTCTCTGAGCGTAGCTTGGTGTGTTGGTACTTAGGGGTGTTCCCTTCTTCAATTTGTTCCATCGCCATGGATGGACGTGCAAAGGTAATATCAATATTACCGCCTGTCTCTGTTGACATAGGTTCCATAAAGAACTGAAGAGCTGGAAGGTCTGTGACCTTGTAATCCATAATCGCGTCCTTATAATCAATAAGAACACGCTCTCCGAGTCCGCCATCATTGGAGCCTGTGTTAATAGAAGTAAGCAGACCGGTTGTTGGTGTTATTGCTACCATATTTTAACTCCTTAGATTGTGATGACCTTACAGTATGCGCCTGCGTCACCAGCTGTTACAACTTCGAGTGCAATAGCGTACGCGGTATCCGTCAGTGCCCCAATGGGGTGAAGGAGACCTGTAGCTGTTGCGCCGGAACCTGCTGAAAGCAAGGTTCCTGCCGCCGTTGTACCAGTAACCGCTACGTTTAGTATAACTCCCTTTCCAGTTATAACGCTTCCGTTACCACCAGAGGGGGCGTCAACAAACATAAAACCCATACCACCGGATGCACCGGAGGCGGTCATAGTTACTGTGTCAGCTGCTGTTACATTGACAAGGTGGCCTGCCGTTAAAGCCGCAGCTGCCGTGAAGGGCAGAATACGGGCTGGGGCGCCACCATCATTTACGAGAATTTCTGTTGCCATAATTAATTCCTCAATTTGTTCCTCTCAGGACATTTTTGTCCAGAGCGATTCTTCCATTTTCCCACTTAACTGCAAATTCGCGTTCCGTCTCCTGTAGAGGCTCGTCGCTTTCAGAGGCTTTACCCTTCCCGAAAGCTCGTTCTACCTCAACAGGTTCTGGAACCGCAGCCAGTGCTTCGCTGAAACCAGTCAGCTTAAGCTCTTCCCATGCAGAAAGCTCTTCAATGCGCGTGTTGGATTTATCTTCCTCAAGAGTCCCTAGAAGGACTTCCTTGGAGATAATGTGATTAATCACTTCAACCTTTCGCGCCTCAGCTTCCTTTACGGCTCTCTCTTCTTCAGCTACTTTAAATGCTTCGATTTCTTTCAAAGCGTTCTCGTACTGAGATTCGATTTCCTTCTTGGATGCTGTAACTTCTTCGAGCTGTGAGCGCAAAGAAGCGAACTCTCGTTCAACAATCTTTTCCGCATTGGAATTTTCTTTTACTTCGTCCATATGTTCAACCTCTGTAGTTGTGTCATGTGTACATTCGCACTTTCCGCCGCACCCACAATTATGGGGCTTGTCTTCAACGTGCAAATCGCATTTCGTTTCAATCATACATTCCTTGCAGACGGGGTCCATTTTTTCATTATCAATGAAACTGACCTCCGTGGGCCTTACATTCATGGCGAAAGTATCACCCATCACATCAACATCGTTTGAAAGCCAATCAATGCTGACATGAGTAATGTCACCCTCTTTAACCTTTTCTAACACTTCATTGCCGCGTCCGGTGTTGCCATTTATAGTGGCTAACATTTTAACGGCGGTCTTTCCATTCTCCATTTTGAACAGCTGAGGGTCGTTTGCCATGCCGATTAAATCCTCAGGTGTTCGCTGATGGTTGTAATATATAGGAAGCTCTTTAAAACTTTCTATATTATCTTTTAATATCATAGGTTCTATATAAACCTTTTGTTGGATACCATCGTCTCCCTCATATTCATGTGGGCCCGATGTTATAGCTATAACGGGAAATTCAATTACTGGTTGTTCATCTGTACCAGATATTTCTATATTAATCCCTTCGTCGATAGCTAGAGCAAAAGAGCGACGGTTTGGTTCAGAAGAAACACTTCTTCCAAATTCCCGCTCAACTCCATTTTCTTCAGCCCACATACCGCACATGCCCTTTGCTAGCTCTTCATGAGTTTCAAACCCACGCTCCTTAAGAATTATGCTAACATTTTTTAAACACTTTTTGTATGTCATTTTCTGTCTCCTGTTACATTTGCAGCGGGCTTGTTTCCTCTATTCTGGGCTCTTGCCGATTCTTCTTTCTTATCTTGGTTTTTTCCTCCAGAGATATTAGCATTCTTATCAGATTGTCCTGCTGCCTTTACAACAGCTTCTTTTACATCTGTAAGTTCTACCACACCTTCTGGGTCAAGGCCACGCTCTTCTCTGACCTCTCCGGGCGCCAATACGCCTTCGGAAAGATATATCATATCCGTTTTTGCTTTAGTAAAAGCATCATTTATATTAATTTGTCTAAACTTGATTGCAGCAGGCTCAGCTCCCTCTTTAGTTACTAATTGAGGCATTAACTGAGAATTTATTGCTGATTCTACCATAGACTGCAAATATTGTACGTAGGGTTCAAAAATAGGACGCGCCCTCTCAGGCTCTGTCCACATAGTCATAGGAACTTTAAGAGCCATGTGTATTTTGGCTAACAAGTCATCAGTATATTTACCATACTCGAAGGCTCGCTGTGTTCCTTGTAATTCTTTAATTTCTACATCATTGCCGTGGATAATATCTTCGCCCGGTTGTAGAGCATTAAAAGTATCAACTATCTCATTAATCTTATCGGGACCATAAGGCATGTCAGGAAGTCCGCAAGATATGTCGAAGCGGGAGGAAGCATACTTATTTAAAGCTGCTCCTATATCTCTTTCAGCATAATCCTTTAAATCTACAAGATATATAATAGGGTGTATATCAGATAATCCATATGCATAATCATCAAAAACATTATTCTTCAATTCGATGATTTCGTCCTCCTCAAAACGTACAGAATCTTTATCGTCTCCTAAATCTTGATAATAATACTTAATTTGTCCATGTTCGTTTCTTTGAACAAACATATTTTGACTAGACCGTAAAACTAGATTAGCTTCATCATCCCAATTAGCAAAGTCGCCAGTGTATTCTAAATAGCCTGTTCCAAATATACGAGCGTTCCTCAACCATGTATATAAAGTCGATTTAATATTTATATCCTTAAACATCCCTTCTATTTGTTCTCTTAGCTCATCATCTTCAGTTACTATATCATATCCATCTTTAATAGCATAAAAACAAGGAAGGTCGATTAAAGTTCGGATAATAGGGTCCGATAGATATATATTCATATAAACTCTAGGTTTTCCTAAATGTGATTCATAATCCTTATATCCACCCTGAAAACCTCGATTAAGAGCAAGGCGCCTAATGACACCCTCTCCATAACTACGAGGCTCATCCTTATTAAATGGGGGGTTGGTCCCTTTGCTGGCAAATCGCCGTCTTACATTATCAATCCACGACATGGCTATTTAATATATCTTATATGTCCTATATAAAGATTTCGTCATAATGCCCTCATCTTGTGCTTGTTTAATTTCACCCTTCGCGGTCGAGTAGTGAAAAGAGATTTACTATTTGGAAGTGATGGAGTCATATCTCTATGTTGTAATGAAGAGCGAGTTAACTGAGTAGTTCCGAAAGTTGCCGCACCGGGCAGCATAGTAAGAGTAGCATGTAATCCAATCACACAACTATCACAATAATCATCGTATTTTCCGTCAGGAGCCGATATTCTTTCCGTTTTATCAGCTGCGTCCATCACATATTCTAATTCAATATGCTGACGTAACCACCTATTAACTAATTTAGAAGCTCGTGGTTCTAACTTATCAGGATTGGGTATAATGACTCTACCTTGCTGCACAAAGGAAACATAATCTCTATATGCTTGTGTTTTTGTTCCTTTTGGTCCGCCCGTAAAGACGAAAGGTATAAAATGAATCTGCGGAGATGTCTGGATACACGCTACTCTGAGGTCGTGTTCAATCGCGCCCCCAATACCAGTAGCATCAATAATAAGCTTATCAGCACCCAGTACAGTGGAAACTTCCATGATACGTCTACGTTGGTATGGAATGTCGTGTCCACCAGTTCTTGCGCTAATTTCTTCAATATATATAAGCCGTGCAATATTCTCTCTAAAATCCGGTCCATCAGGCTTCTCGAGTGACCATCCGGTAATAACAGTAGAATTAACAGATTTCCCAATGTCAACACCCACAGTAACTTGAGGATAAACTCCTCTTCCTTGCTCAAGGGTTTCGGGGATATAGGTTTCGTAATCATGAAAGCAGGCCTTTAATTTTTCTGGATTAAACACATTCGATACACTTTCTACAAATTCGCATTCGTATTCGGTTCTCCAATACATAGAATCTTCACCCCATTCCATCATTTTCTCTAACATATCTTCCTCAGTATAAGGCGGAGAATAAGCCTCTCCTTGTTTCACTGCATCTCTCCAAGTATATACCATTCTAGTAAAAGAATCCGCATAGGAGTCATCATACAAATAACGCCACATGTGGTTAGACTTTGACTTTGGTGTACCTAAGTTTATGAACGGCGCCCTATTTGAAACTATCGCTGGTTCTACGTTATCTACAAACAGATGGTCATCAATGAGCGGAGACTCATCAATGATACAGAATGTAGGGTGTTGGCCCCGTATAGCCTGCCCCTGATTGCTAGGCGCTAAAGGAGCACGGCGTAGAAGTGTGCCCCCCTTCATGCGTATATGGGGCTTATTGTGAAATTTATAATTATCTATTAAGCTGTCCAGAAATGTATTGTCCTTAAAATGTCTGTAGACATACCCGAATATCAGTGCTGCTTGGTCTTCACTAGGCGCTAATACGAATATTAAATCTCTAAAGCGCTTAAAAAACATATAGATAGTTGCAGCTACTGAAAGGGCAAAAGACTTACCACTGCCTCGTGGAGCCAAGATTGCCATTTTACGCTGATTACCATTCTTTGGATATGTTAAAGCTGTGACTATTATATCTAACTGAAGAGGCCTTAATTTAAGGGTTCTTTGTTTACCATCATATAAATAGGCACCACAAAAAGCTTGTACAAGCTTCCTCATCTTATCTTCGTCGCGCCTACATTTATCAAAGATAATTTCTAGGCCACGAGAATCAATGGCTGATTTACCCGTCAGGGCTGATTGTAGATTCTTTATCTCGTTCTTCACTGGCAGATTCATCTGTTAGGTCCTCCAAAAAGGATGCAAAACCCTCTGTCTTCTGTTCGATAATAGAAGGTATTTCTATCTTAAGTGCACGAAACTCAGTATGTATGTCTTTAACTATCTGATTGCGCTGTTTCAATAACTCATTCCTTAAAGTTATATCTTTAAGATTTTCGCTTATCTCATCCCATAGCACATCTTCTAGAGATAAATTACGTGCTAAAAGAAGTACTATTTCTCTATGTCGTTCATATTCTGCTTCTCCAATGCGCTGGCGTAATCGGCTTATATAGCCTTCTACATCCATTACTTCTTCATTGCTGAGCGGACAAGCTTACGTACTGCTTCAACCATCAAATCATCATTTTGGTCCCATGCTGATAGGATAACGTTACGCAGAACTGCATTTTTGACATTCTTCTGAGCTACTTCATCTAGCTTCTCAAAAGCTGTCAATTGGGTTTTTGTTAGATGTGAGTCAAGTAATGCTAATATTTCATCATCATATTTCTTGACATAAGGCATTACTAATGCTCTTACCATTGGCTGCATATACATAATATAAGCACCCATAGCTAACATTGCTGCTCCCATAAGCATAAGCTCAGGGGAACCCGTTAGCATATCCATTAGACTATCTAACATTCCAGATTCCGGTTCCAACGTTGTAAGGTTGGATGTTTCATTTGTTGTTGTATTATTTGTCATAATATCTCCTTGTGGGGCCCCCACGAAAGCACTTGCGTACGAAATCCTGTGGAGCCTTGGCCCTGCGGTGAGAGCCCATAAACTCATAGGACGAGGGGCTATATAAAGCTTACTTCTACCCGCTATATAAAATCCAGTAACTCCAATTACCGCTTCCTTTCTCCACTATACCACAGCCGTAAACTGTACCTAAGGTCACAGCGTTTGCGGCAGCGGCTAATGCTTCAGCAGCGGCTATCATAGTTGAGCTACCTTCTCCAGATAATTGTAGTGCGGCCATTTAACTAAGCTTCGGGTTTATCTTCTTCAGAGCCCGTCATCTTAACTTTTTTCAACCAATCCACGTTCCAAAGAGGTGCGACCCCTTCAGCTGTCTCTAATTTACCGCTTCCGTCACTAGCCATATACATTTGTTCCCCGACCGTTTCAGTTGCGTCATTTTTGGATGTTATTGGATACCCTCTACCTTTAGCTTTCGCCATAGCATTAATCTCATCATGTGTAGGTTTAGGATAATTTTTTGTTCCGTGTCCCATATTTACTTCTCCTTTTTTGCTTTTTTGGCTGTCTTTTTAACAACCTTCTTTTTCTTTGGTTGTTCAACAACCGCTGGTGCTTTAAAGTATCTTGCCATATTTATTCCTTATTTCTTCTTCTTACGAAGCTTCCCATCTTTACCTCGAAAGGCTTTCTCTCCCTTTTTAACCTTACGCTTACTAGGCTTTTTACGGGGAACCCCGTTTTTCTTTAACTTACCTCTATTATAAGCCATGCTTATTCTTCTTCTGCATCATCTGCTTCTTCAGCGTCGTCTTCGGATTCCTCTGCCTTGCAAGCGCACGGGTCTTCTCCGCACTCTTCACAAGCCATAGTCTCTTCCTCAGCTTCTTCTTCGTCAGCTTCTGGCATATCGTTCTCATCTTCTGTCATATTTATTTCTCCTCTATATGTTCATGGTCTTCATCTCCATTCCTAAACGTTTCTTTCCTTGTATGTTCTATCTGACTGTTCTGTTGAGCAGTCCATAATTCTAATACTTTATATATAATAACGAGCGCGGGCGAACCTATAATCAGAAGAACTGACTTATAAGATTCTATATCATCTACTATTGATGGCTCTCTAAAAGCCATAGCAACTAAGAATATAGATAAACCTACCCAAGCCATTACAACTGGGGCTGCTACTAGCATCATCATGAA